CAATCAATAGGATCCATAGCTATTAGGACTGATAAATCAGGATTAGCAACCACCCGCTTCTCAACTTCTGCCTGGATACGAGTCTCCTCTTCCTCCATCGCTCTCTGCTCTCGTGCTTCCTCTTCCTGCGCAGAGCCTAGCTGATCAAGAATCGATTCAATTTTGTCTTGACCAAGCCCAAGCAGATGTTCATACATTGCCTCAACCGGGAACACATCCATTGCTCCCATGCTGTCACCATAATTCTTCAAAGACTCAGATCGCTTCACTCCGAGTTCTGCTTTTTCAAATTCTGAGAGCGCCCAAAGATCTGACCATGAAACTGTATATCCCTTTGGAGGCTCAGGCAACACGCCTAGCTCAATCAAGCGATCCACAAAGGGCCTGACCACCTGGGTCTCGGCAAACTCATTACGACGCCCCTCTATAAGTGTGAGCCAAGCCTTGTTGTCCTGTGTACTGGCAAGCTCACCCCGCTCTGTCCCTGTCAGGATGCGTTTAGGAATACCTGTCTGGGCGCTGATCATTTGAATCTGAACATCTACATGCTGTGATGGGTCGGCTACCTGCATCGCCAAGGGATTCAGCTTCACCCCCTCAAGCATTAGAATGCGACGAGCGTCATGCTCATATTCATCAAACTGAGTTCGCATAGCATCAAAGTCAGTTTCGGAAAGACCATAATCCTTATCCACCTCGCCAGCAAAGCCGGGCCTTGCCCCTCGCCAGAACATCTCTGCGGAGCCGCCTGTCACATATTGCAAACTCATCAACTCATTCAGGATGGGCTCAAGACGAGGTGTCCCATATACATCGCTTTCGAGAAGACCGTCAACAATATGGACGACCCTTGTGTAATGAACGCGCAACTCATCCGTAGAATCATTGTCTGCTTTCTTCACGATAAGTTTATACATCACTGGAAGACCATACCGCTCAGAAGTCACATTCTCTTCAAACGTCTCTATGTCAGCATTCTTTTGTGAGATTGGTCGAACATAGAGCAACTTTGGTTTTGATGATTCAATCGGTTTTGAAAAATCAGCGCTATCAGACAAGCCTAAAAGAAGCAATGCATATTCACCGACGCCTGTGAGCTTATCAACTCGGAGAAACTTATTTTTCAGATGAAGACTTTCCTCAATCTCAATCCAAACCTTTTCAAATTCAGTATCCTTGTCGTCCTTGGTTTTATCGCCCAGCTCAGCAAGAGCAAACTCCCCCTGCCATGTGGCGTTGACAGGCCGATCAATAACTGCCTTGGCCATGCTTTGCCTTTCATACTGAACGGAGAAGTCTTCGAACCTCGGATCACGCTTCCAGCCAAGTGCTCCATACAGATCCCGGTCAGTACCTGTAGAGCCATATGAGAATCCAAGCCGGGACGCAAGCTCACGCCGCCCTGTCAATTCAGCGAATGCAGAAAGCTGCTCCCTCAACGCCTGTATCTCTTCAGACGAGGCGTCGGAAAGTTTCTTTGTACCCGGTTTCATTATTCAGCCACCGCCAAACCTGATTGCTCATACCAACTACCAACATAATTAACAATTGTATTATCAGCTCGGACTATGGTACGGAACAAATATTTGGTGTTTGCCTTGAGGATGAGTTCGTGCGCCCGAGATGAATGCCCTGCCGTCTGCGCTTTTGAGGAAGGCTGGCCCGCGAGACCGGTGGATTCGGAAAAAAGCAAATCCCCAACATCTGTAATCGTGGGATCTTTGTCGATGGTGAGCATGCTTTTCTTCGTTGAATTCCGATTGTTATTGATCGGAATATGAGTCACGCCGCCCGAACCAACCGCATTCTCATAAACGTAAAACTCAAACTGACTGGTAGCACGAATGTCCCAAATCACATGAGCATACTTCCTGCCAGTGCTTGGGGTCTGAACAGTAATATCCACTACATCGCCAATATCAAGACTCCCATCAACCCCATCAAACCCGGATATGGTGAAATGATCCCCTGCGTGAATCTTATGGTGCTCATATTCAATTGCAATTCTTGCACCCGTTGGATCGTCGGTTGCTTTTGGATATTGGGTCATCACTTATCCTCCCTTTTATCTTGCTTGGGCTCGACGCTTGCCAACAAGGCGTTGGAATGCCCCGGCAGCAGCATCAACTTGATCCTTATATTTACCAAACGGGAAAAAGGCAAGCTCTTTCACGAATGCTTTTATCCACTCGCCCCTTAGCAACATTACATTTCCCGCATTGACTTGAACCGAAAATGTATCAGCTCTAAAAATCTTATTGCCAACAGGCCGGTCTTTGTGAATGCTGAATCCAGCCAAATTGATCACGGTGGCCTCTGCTGACTCCTTACCTCCGGAGCCACCTTCTTGCTCAATCACCTGCTGCACCGCAATACCGTCCGTTTGGGCAGTCTGCTTTATAATGCGTTCTCGAATCTCAGCCGACCATTGGCCCCGCACGACATCAAGGACGATGTACTTTCCATTCTTCAGCTTTACTATTTTGCAGCCAACCGTATAACAACCGCCATCCTGAGTGCCTGCTTTATCCCAATATCGGGCAGTCTCTACAAAATTAACTTCTGCAGGCAACTGATCGATAATTTGAAAATTCTTTACCTTAAACATTCCACCTGAAGGCGGAGTTGGGCTTTGGAGTATCTGGCCGGCGAAACCGTACTGGCCCAGGTCGGCCTCTAGCTCCTCCAGTACGGGCCAATCGAGTCGGTAAGGGTCTAATAGGTCACCTACATAGTGCTTGACCAGCTCAGGTGGTTTGATTCGTGTTACTTCTTTGCCCGCCTTCTCGTCAAAGTCCTTCGAACGATTCTCTCCTGGCAAACAAATATGATCCACGTTATCTTTTCGGTCTAGCAAATGGCCGGTGGGATCGTTTTCGTGGAGCCGCTGCATGATAAGAAAAATAGGAGTGACCGCCTTATCAACTTTTCGAGTGCTTAGGGTTTGAGTGATCCATTCATTTGCATTTTTCAATTCTACTTCGGAGGCTGCTTGAAGCGGATTCAAGGCGTCATCAACGGTAATAGCATGAGCATGCCAGCCTGTAGAGCCCCCACCAACGCTTGTGCTGAGCCGCCCACCTGCAACCTCAATCCCTTCGTCGGTAATTTGGACCAACTGAAAGTCGCTCTTGGCATCGGAATCAAACTTTATTGCAAGATAAGGAAAGAGGGTCTTATATAGCTCCGACCTTACAATATCTCGACACTTAGTAGAGTGAGCCAAGCTCAAGGCCATAGAATAGCTGCCACAGATCCAACGGAACCAAGGAAAGACCGTCCACGACCAAGCCTGCAGCATAATGCTTGCTGTAATAGATTTGGTAGTGCCAGGAGGGACGTTGATAACTGTATCGTGTACTTTGGGTTCACCCCGGCCTATCCTGCGAACGTCAGCCTCCAGCTTTCCGCAAAGATAAGGGATGTGCCAATTCCAAATCGGCTCGTCCGGACAAATGATATGCCAGAAAGTTTGCATGAAGTAAAAGAGGGAACGGCGACAAAGTTCAGCTTCAATGGAACTGGGGTCAACAAGGGCTTGCTTCACTCGTTGCATCATGGGAGGCCGATTACGTGTCTTTACAGGCCTGTCAATTTCTGCTATTGCCATTTGCACCTTCTGCTAAGTCTATACCCACATCTCGAAGCGCCATCAATTGATCAGTAGAAATATCCTTGAGATCAACTTGCTTGTGGACCTGAATTGCTTTCCCATCTTTGCCCGTGTGCTCCGTGCGGTGAACGTCCTGCCAAGGCTCGTAGTTTTTGCGAGTACGATTCTTGACCCAGAAAATTGCTGCAGTAACATTGGGAGGATAATATTTCTTATACGAGGTTTTTATAATTTTGCTCCCAACTTGCACGCCGAGGCTCACCGTCCGAATATCAACCGCATCAACCTCGAATCCGCAAGCCGATTTGAAAGTGGATAATGCTACCTCAGAGTCAGCCTCCACCTTTCCTCTTTTAATAGACTTAAGGAATTCAGGGTGTGCCTTTTTCCAAGCATTAATTGTAACCTCGGAAACTTCAAATTGAAATGCTAATTCCTTGTCGGTAAGTTTGAGCAAGCAAAGGCGGAAAGCTCTCTCTGGATAGGTAGCAGGATTGTAGGGGCTGGGGGCGCCACGCTTCTTCTCTTCGCACATAGAGTTGTATTCCTTTTAAGGTTTGCTTATAGTTATTATAGCTCGGGAATGGCCGGCGAGATGTTTTTTTGCAAAAATACTTTTGCTAATAAAAAAGCATTTTGTATGTAAGCCTAGTGAAGCCATAGGGATAGAAGGAAAAGCATAATTAAAGAAAGTCCTTGCCTTTTAGTGAATTATAAGGTATAATATAGGTGTAGTTAGGAAGCAAGGCTCTTTGACAACCGACCGGAAGCGAAGGAAACGCTGGAGCGCACGCCAGCAAAACCGTCCCGCAAATAAGCAAGAACGGTTCAAGCAGCGGCGCCAAAGACCAGCCTCCTAAATTAAGCCTTCCACAAAACCGGGCCAAAACCTCACAAGGGGCAACCCGGTTAGAATCCTCAAAAAAACTTCCCTTATAAAAATCGCGCGATCTACTAAGATAGAATGAGCGCCGGATCGGGAGGCTCACAAAGCAGAATACCGGGAGCAAGTATGCAGGCCCGCGAAACGCTGGAGTCCTTCGACGGAGATGGCGACGGTAGCGCACGACGAGAAAAGTTTTCAAAGCAAGGATTCGGGAACGCTGGTAGTTCCTGAAGGGCTCAAGCGATTCGGTTTGAGTCTTTCAACTAACTACCAAGGAGGAAGTGA